GATTGCTCTAGAGACATCTTCTTTGGAGATAATGTCCAAATCAGCAAACTTAGCAAAACCTGCAGTGTGATCCAGAGCACTTACTGGATCATTCCAAGTTGCATAAGGAATTGTCGAATTGAGAGAATAAGAGAAGTTTTGATAATATTCGTTGTTTGGCAGTTTCTGAAGATTGTCATTCAAGAAACCAGAGTTTGTTTGCCAACCATTGTTAACAGTTGCGCCTGCACCTGTAACAATTTCAGATTCAAAGTCAACTTTGGTTTGAACAATTGACTGAGTGCCAGAAGAACGTCCAGTAATTCTGTCTCCAACAGAAAACTCATTTGGGGTCAGAATGACCAGTTGATTTGTTGTTGAATTCCATCTTTGAACAGTTCCAGAAAGTTCATTCTGATTGGTGACTCTTTCTCCAACAACGTAATTGTTTGTTTTGAGGGTGGAAGTGTAAGTCGCAAGATCCTGTGTGTTGATAATTCGACCATAAGAATTGTCGAGATCGAGGTTTCCAGGAATTTGACCTTCTTCGATCAAGTCAACAAGACTGTAATCAACATAAGGTTTGACAGAATCGAGTTTCTTATCAAAACCAACAACTTCAAAGAATGTGTAAGCGTAATCTGCAGAATTATAACCAATTCCTGTGCTTCCGACTCCAACACTCAGATTTTCAACAAGAACTTTAGAACCAACTGGGAAGTCAAACTGACTTGCTTCTGCAGTTGTGAAGTTTCTGTCAATGAATGCTCTTACAACCTTGGTTGTGGAATTATAGGAAACCGAAGCAATTCCAAGACCATTTGAGTTATTGACTGGAATGATTCTTGGGGAAACATTGTAAAGTCCAGTAGAGTTGTCGATGATTGTGACGTTCTTGTCTCCAAGATCATAAGCAAGATCCAAACCACTAACAACATTGTTTGTAATTCCATCAATAACAACAAGATTTGGTGCAACAAGGTAATCTCTTCCCTGAGAAGAAATTCCAATGGTGTCAAAGGATGAGAGAGATTCAACTTCCAGAACTTCTGGGAGATTTGAAACACATCTCAGAGTTGAGTCAGAGGGGTAATCAAATCCAATGTTGTTAAACTTAGTCTTAAGAATCCGACCAATGTTTGTGCTTTCTGGTCTCAGGATTGCACCAGATCCAGTTGCACTTGAAACAGATGTAATTCCAGGAAGAGTTCTGTATCCAACACCTGGTCCATCGATCTTCAATTTGGAAATCGCACCAGTTACATTTAGTGAATTAGTTTCAAATGTCAGATTAGAATTGCTGCTGTTATAAATTGTTGTGGAAGAAGTCTCTGGAATGTCATATTGGAATGTGGTTGTTCCAATTCCCGTGATTGTTTGAGTTCCATCAAATGGTGTAAGAACAACATTCAGTTGATTGTGATTTGAAACATCAACGTCGGTTGAACGTTGCTTCTTAACCTCGGTCAGAATGCTCTCATTGGCGAGATCGAATTGATAGAAAAGTTGATCTGGAATGGAATCAATGTATTCCAGTTGCAAACTGGCAGTGGCATCAATTCCAGGGTTTCCACTCTTAACCACTTGGAATGAAGTGGAATCTGAATTTTTAACAAAAAGATCTGTGTAAGCAGAATCACTGTAGAGATTCATGTCGAAGGCAGAATATCTGATTCCGTTAAAAGTAAATGAGAGTGAAGGATCAGACAGATCAAACTTCAGTGTGGTGTTCTTATTAACACTGACTGCTGGATTGATCTTTGACAAAGTTCCTGCCGAAGCACTTGTCAGGTTGACAAACTTAGGATCAAGTGCCGACAACTCAAACTTGTTAGCAACCAAACGAATCTTGTTCTCTTCGTAAGGAATCACATAATACATTCCCTCATTGGTCAATCCACCAGATGGAGTGGTTGCAGTGTGGATGACCTTATCGCCAAACTTGAATGGGTTATTTGAAATCTCAATAAAGTTCAGAGTGGTGTTAACGTTACCAGCAACAAAATCTTGAGGATCAAATACAATGCGGCGATTGTAATCGTTATACTTAACAGTGACAGTTGTAACTCCGACTGGTTTTACACTGACAAAAACCTTATCTCCTTTTGCAAGAGTGTGTGTGGATGCTGTGGAAACTGTAACGATGTTTCTTGAGACCTTTCCAGACAGAACACCACCCAGATTTGTTGTGAAACTGTGAGTATTACCAGTTCCAACTGAAGTAAAGTAAACAAGTCCAGTCGTTGTATTAACGCCGACAAAACCACCAGTGCTTCCAAGACCAACTTTATTTGTTCCAAAACCAACGAAGTTCTCATTGAAGGGAACAGCATAAAGAGGTGAGTATTGAGTCAGACTTGTGTAAGCAGTTCCTGCAGTTCCGTTCCAAATCTGAATTGAGTTTCCACCATTAGTCGCATAAAGAACTTTGTCGTTCAGTTTAAGATTGTGACCTGGGAAGTAAATTTGCTGTGGTTGAATGAAGATGTTAGTTCTTCCAACTCCAGGATCACCGAATGTAATTGTTGTTCCAACTCCAGTCCCCAGAGCAGTTCCGACTCCGACTGCTTCTGCTGGATCAAAATACAGTTCTCTGTTGATGGGGAAGGAATAATCAGTTTTGGTTGATCCAACGTTGACGGTAAACTTTCTGGGATCTTCATAAAGAACACCACCATTAGTGTAAGCAAGACCAGTGGTCCCCTCTTCTTGACGACGAACTCTCAGTCTTCCAGTTACTCTGTCAACATTGAGAACACGAACAACTTCTTGATCAATGGTCAACAGGTCATTTTCTCTAACTTGGTCAAATGCACCGGAGACATAAAAGAAAGTAACAATTCCAGTTGCACCAGCAGTTCCGACACCCAAGTTTAGGACGAAGTTGTCACTTCTAACTCCAACGTTATAACTTCCTTCAAACCCTTTGAAGAAGGTAGAAACACCACTGATGTTTACAACGTCATTATTCAGGAAATTGTGTGGAGCAGATGTCAGACCGATGAATCTGTTATTGGTGACAGTACTTCTTGTGAATTCGACATTTGTAAATGATGTTGATGCAAGACTAATTGTGTCAATGTTCTGCCCTTTGACTCGTGCAACTTTAACGTTGACGAGTTTACCATCAGTCCCTGCGTTGTTGAAATCAACCTTATCGCCAACCTTATAACCTGTACCACCAGTTACAATGCCAACACTTTCAATTGAACCACTGGATGTTGCTGTGATCTCAATCGATTGCTTGACGACTTTGGAAGAATCGAACAAATAATTATATTCACTTCTTGGACTGTTTGTGTGGTATGATGTCGTTTCTCTCAACCAACCTTGAGAAGCAACATCATAATCGGACTGATTAGAAATTGATTTGAAGTTGAAATCGTTTGGTACTGAACGATATGTGTTTCCAATCAAATAAGGGAATGCTGGTCTCTTATAATTTTCAAAAGGTCCTGTAGAATCAACGATATCATTGATTGTTGCAAAATAAGCATAAACCCCGTTTGGATAATCGGGTGTTATACAGAAACGTCCATTGTGCTCATCGAGGTCACCGTTTCCTGTGTAAATGTAATCCTCAACAAAGAATCCATTTGACCAAACGCTGACTGGTGGTTCATTTCCTGCATTGAGTCCAGAAATCGAACCCAACTCATATCCAGAGATCATTCTTCTGATTACACCAGAACCATCAGCATTGGAGAATCCATAAGGACCATAGATTGGATTTCCATCATATGCCCAACCAATGATTGGTGAGTGATAATTGCTGGCAATTTCATTACCAGATGAAGTTATTAGATCAGCAACACCATAAACGTTGTTATCAGCATTTGTTCCGCTGATCCCATAAACAGACTCCCTCAGAGGGCGGGGAGCATACATATGAGAGTATTGAAGATTCGAATTATTGATATTTTGTGTGATAAATCCATCATCGGATTTAATGGTCTCGAAACTCTCTGCAAAGCGGTTAACAGTCCAGTTTCTGATTTTAGCAAACGCTCTTGCAGATGATCCAGAAGGAGTAACTGTAATGGAAGTGTCAGAAATCGAGTAACCTGCACCACCCTTGATAACTTTAACTTCAACCAATTGACCATTGTTAATAATTGGAGTCAGAACTGCAAAACTTCCACTGCTTGTGTTAATGGTAAGTTTTGGTGGAGAATTATAACCATAACCTTTGTTGTTTACAACAACTTCAACAATTTGCCCATTGGTGATTACAGGAGTGACATTTGCTTGAGCACCAGTCACGAATGTGATCGTGGGTTGTCTGTCAAAGTTCAGAACTTCAGATGAACCATAACCAACACCAGTCGAAGAAACATCGAATGATGTGATTGAACCTCTAAAGATGGGTTGAACGACAGCATTGAAGTCTTGTCCAGTTCTGGTTGAAACTCCAGTTACACCATCGACTGTGACTGTGATTGGTTTATAATTAAACGAACCAGTTCCCTCTGTTTCAACGTTGACATAGAGGTTGTTGTCATAAAAATAATCAACAGCAGTTGAACCAACTCCAACTTCACTTACAGAGAACGAGTTGTTGTTGATTTTGTGAACATAATAATCTTTGGTTGAAGAAAGACCAAGAACACCATCTCCAGTTGGAGTGAACTTGATGATTTCCTTAGAACCAAAACCGTGATTCGGAATGTTAAATTGATTTAGAGCAGTGTTGATTCCAGAAGTTGTTGGAATGCTCTTTTGGTTGTTTGAGTAACCACTTCCTGCGTCGGAAACAATAATTTCAGAAATAACTCTCTTCAGTGATCCAGACTTGAGACTCTGAGTTCCAGAACCATAAGAGGTCAAAGAAACGGTGTTAATTCCTGAGTTTGAGTCGAGTGGCGTCTTATAGAGTTTAATTGTTGAAGCATCAACAACACCAACATAATATTGAGCACCAGTGCTCAGACCACCAACTGCAGTCAATGTGTTTGTCACATAAACGACACCTTCATTATCTCTGAACTTGTGGAAAGTTGAGAATCCGATTGTGTTGTTGGTGAGATTGATGTCAGTTGATCCAGAGTCAGCGATGAAAGAAACTGAATGCGAAACCGAAGTCATGTTGGCTCTTGCCACAGCACCAGTTCCATTTCCACCCAAAATTCTTATAACTGGTGTTTCTTGATAATCGAAACCAGGATCAATGATTTCAATCCTCTCCAATGAACCCATAACAGAACAAGTTCCTGTTGCACCAGTTCCAACTGTGTCCTCAATATGAAGATAAGGAGGATTGATTACATCATAGTCCTCTCCACCACTGTCAACGGAAATCGATTGGATTTCTCCATAACGAATGTTGTCTCTTGACTTATAGTTAATAATCTCAACACCATTGATCAACATTCCAATGTGACCAAAGTCAGTCACAGAAACAATGTTTTCATTCTCTGGAGTCTTAAACTCTCTATAAAGTGACTGAGGTCTTACGGTCTTTTCATTGAATTCATAAAGAGTAATCTTATTATTTTCGACACTCCCGTTTAGAAGAACGAGTTTGTCAGCATAAATGTCAGATCTACTTCTCGCAAGACTAATGGTGTTTGCATCAACTCTCTTAATGTAAAATGGACCAGCGTTCACGCTGGCAAACTTACTTTCAGTTTCTGTTACAACCTTGATTCCATCAGGAGTGGTTGTTGTGGTTTTGGTGACACCTGGTTGATAATAAACTGCTTGACCACTAAAGAAACCATGGTCAGTAATTGTAATTTCATAAGAATTATCAAAAGAACCACTAAAAGTTCTGCTTCTGGAATCTGGATCTGTTTCTTTGTTTACGTATCTTGGAATTGAATTTGAAGCAACCAACAGGTCACCACTAAATTTGGTGTAAGTGTTTTGAACGTTGGCATAAAAATCATTCAGTTGTGTGTAAGATGCAGATCTTCCTTTGAGGATCTGTTGTTCAACCATATAAGAAGAATTGACATTAATAACTCCAGTCAGTCTTGCGACAACAGACTTTGCTCCAGTTGTTCTGAGAACAGTTGCTCCGACTGTTTGTCCAGTGATTGTGTTGATCAGGTTCAGAGAATATCCAGGTTTAAACTCATGAACATCAAAGGTTTCGATGTTATACGAGTTGGTTGTTGAGTCAACAAGACTTACACTTGAAACGGTCCAACTTGTTTTGTTGTTGTGGAACCAGTTCTTTGCCAGTTCTGTTGAGGACTCATAACCAAGAGACTGAATCTCAGCAATGTCTCCTGTGAGGTAACCATAAGTGTTTCCGTTTGGTTTGAAATCCTTCAGAGAAGCAGCAACTCGAACTCTGATTTCATTCGACGTGTTAATCCCAATGTAAGCATAAGAATAATCATCAAAGCGAATATCGGTCTTTTCGTTAATTTGATAATCAACACCAGTGACATTTAGAAGTTGTGTTGATGACTTGCCGTTGTAAGACAGATTGATGATGTTATCATCCAGGTCTGTTGTGACCAAATCACCTTTGACTGGAAAATCAACTGTGGAATCAACATCCAGAATGGTTGAACCTGCCGAGACGGTGTTTAGCAGTTTTGTTTTTGGGTTAACTTTAAACTCACCAAAAATAGTACCCTGAACGTCAATGTCTCTGTCAAAACCTGCGTCGATGCTTACTTGATAATATTGACCTTGATCATAATCAATCGGAATTACATTGGTGACAGAACCTCTTGCCTCAGTTGACTTCTGGAAGATTGTCAGATTCTGCAGTTGGAGTGGGTCACCCTGAATCGTTTCAACGACGTAATCTGAAGTGACTTTGTAATCAGCATTGGATGGGCGAAGAAGAAATTCACTTGGACGAATAACATCAACTGGAACACCATAAAGTGCCCCAAAGAGAATTTTGTAAGATTCCTCTGTTCCTTTAGAATTGTAGAAACTGTCAAGACCAAAGACAAAATTTCTCTGATCCAATCCAGAGAAAAGAGTTCTTTGAGTAAAACCAGGAGCAAATTGATACTTGAGTTTCTTGAAGAACTCCTGAAGGAAAAGAATGCTCAGGTTGGTAATTGTGGCACCAGCAGTGTGCTTATCTGCCTCTGTAGATTTAAATACCAGCTGGTCGGGGGTGTTAGACCCAACGTAATCTGTAACCCCGCTAAAACCCCTTGTACACCCCTCAAACGCCGAATCTGTCTTGCGGTCATAAAAGATGATCTCGTCATCAATTTGAATCAGACCGTTTGTTTCGGGGAAACCATAAGTAAAGTTACCAGAAACATCAGCGGTGATAGTCTGGTCTGTGTAAGAAATATTAGAAGCAAGAACTGTTGTGGTTGTGAGATTGAACAACTCATCAACCTTTACATATTGATCCAGATTTTGAATCAAATCATAAGTTGCCCCATCAACTTCCTGGGATAAGTAATATTGTTTTAAGAACTCTCCAAGCAGAGGAAAATCCTCCCTCACATAAGTGGGGAGTTGGTGCTCGATGATATCCTGAATCCTTACTCTATCGACTGCCATTTCCTACTTAAAGGTTCTAGTGTTATTATTTACCACGGTTTTTAGTAGGAACTACTGGAGGTTGTGGTTGTGGGACTGGTGGTTACTGTTGTCGTTGTTGTTACCGCTGCAGTGCCTGTTGAGGTGCTTTGTGTTGTCTCAACGACGATTGGACCTCTAACCAGACTTCCATTGGCATAACTGGAAGAAACAACATAATTACTTCCTGAAACATCATCTCCGGAGTCGATTCCATCGATGACCATGTTGACAGTTGTCTTTGTGGTGTCCAGTTGCAAATAAAGATCCTGCAGACCAATCACATCATTCGAATAAGGAGTTGCAGAAATCTCAATGACTGGTTGTCCTTTAGTAATAACCGTCGAAAGAATTTTGATTGGATTCAGTTTGATTTCACCTTTAACATAATCAATGGTTCCGATTCCTCTCTTAACGACGACTGGTTGAGTCGAAGAGTTCAATTTAAAGAGGAAGATTGATCCTGATTTTTGATCGGGGTTAGGCGTGTCACCAAAATAAACAGTCTCACTAATTCCACTGACTTTGAAACCAGAAGACTTGATGTTATAACCAATGATGGTTCCATTATATACAGAGGAGTGTCCGTGATTCTTAATGTGGAATCTGTTTCCATAACAAATCTCATACTCAGCAAATGTGTTCAACTGAGCAGCCATGTCTCTTCTCATTGAGATGTTGGTGATGTTTGAGGTCACCGCTTCATGACTGTTGTCAATTACATTCTGGAATTTGGAATACTTGAATCGTGCTCCAAATTGATTGAGTTGTGAAGAGTTAGCGTAATTGACAATGTTCTGATTGACGATTGCTTTTACCGCTGCAGAAGAAGAGGCAAGGTTGCTGTTGTAATAAACACGACTGTCCGACTCAAGATAAAGATACTTGAGGTCAACGATTTCCGTAACGATTCCAGCAACAGAATACTTTCTCAGTTGTGCTTGAAGATTCTGCTTAATCTCACTGGAGAGGTAAACACCATTGTAAGGTTTGATGCTGATGAAGACCTTACCATAAGCAGGTGGATCAAGTTCTTCGCCACCAAAAGCAGAAACAGATGCTGCTTCGGGGTAAACCTGAGGAACGACTGCCTCATAATCAGCAGCGGTTACTGCTCTGTTCTGTGATGCGTAAATCTGTGGAGAGTACTTACGAATCGAATCC